GGCGATCGCGGTGAAGGGATTGCGGGCCATCGCCAGAGTGAGGGCGTCGACCGCCTTCTTCGCGCCGCTCAGCCAGGTGATGAACTGCGCCACGGCGGTACCGACTGCGGCCGCCGCGATCCCCTTCGCCCACAGTGCGATGGCGTCGGAATTGTGGCCCACCCACTTGGCCAGGTCCGTCAGGCCCTCGATCATCTTCCGCATTTCAGGCAGAAACTGAGTCCCGATGGCCGCCTTGGCCTCCTCGATGTAGCGATTGAGGGAGCCGATCTGCTTGCCGACGGTCCCGAGCGAGGCCTCGTAGGCGCCCGCGATCTTGGGACCCTCCGCCAGGACGACATTGAGGGCGGTATTTCGGCGTTCGATCTCGGTGAGATCCCGGCCCAGCCGTCGGCGCGCCTCGGTGAAGGCCCGCTCGAACTGGATATTGATCCCGTAGGTCCGCAGCACCTCGATCTGCTGGGTGGTGATGCCGGCGATGATGCCCTGCAGCGCCTGGCTCGAGTCCTGGCCAGACACCACGGCAGCATCCTGGGCGAGCCGGGCCAGTTCGGTCGCTTTCGACAGGTCAAGCTGCGACGCGATCATCTTGTTGACGATGTCCCGCGAGGCCTGCGTGGTGATGCCCAGTTCCTTGATCCGGTTCACGAGCCGCTCGATCGAGCCCTCGTTATAGCCGTTGGCACGGGCGAGCTGGGCGTTGACGACAGCCAGGGTCTCGTTGCGCGCCGCCAGGCGGCTGGTCTCCTCAATCTGGGCCTTCACCCAGCCGACGACACGCTCGAACGCCGAGGCCAGGACGCCCGCGGCCGCGGCGCCCTTCGCCACAGAGACGGTCAGCCCGTCGATCCCGGAAGAGGCTCCACGCGCAGCCTTCACTGCCGTCGCTTCCATCGACGACAGACCAGCGTTGACGCTCTTGATCGAGGCGTTGGCGCGGTTGACGTCGACCTCGACGACGAGTTCGAGCTTGTTGTCAGCAGGCATGAAATAGTGCAGACGGCGTCTGCATAATGCGGAATCTGAGAGTACCGAGGCTCCGCCGATCCGGTAGAATAGAAATCATGGTGCGAAAGCTCCAGGCTGTGTACGAAAATGGCATCCTACGGCCCATCGAGCCGCTTCGGCTCGACGAGCATCAACTGGTTAGCGTGATCGTTATGGATGATGCTGCGGCGGACGCGGAACTTGCCTTTGAGCCTCCGGCGCATTTCGAGCCGCTAGCGGACCACAGTGTTTCCGTCGATGCCGTACGCCGGGCGCTCTCCAAGATACCCGGATCGCTGGACGCCGATTTCATGGCGGAACGGAACGAACGTTAGGTGTCTGGCCACTTTGTTGACACCAGTGCCCTGGCCAAGCTGTTCCATCCCGAAGCTGGCAGCGAAGAGATGGAACGTCTGGCACAGACGCCCGGTGCGAGGCTGATCATTTCCCAACTTTCTCTGATTGAGATCCAGTCCGTATTCGCAACGAAAGTCCGGACCGGAGCAATTGACCAGGGGGCACTCGACCAGCTACGCGGCCTCTTTTTCGCCGAGCTCTCCAAGGGACGATTTGAAGTTGTCTTGCTGGCGCGCCGGCATATGACGGCCGCCGAAGCGCTTGTTCGCGCCCACTCGGTCAGCCACGGGCTGCGGACACTGGATGCGATCCAGTTATCGGTTGCCCTTGATCTCAAACGACGGGGAGCCGCCTCGGATCTGGTGGCGTCCGACAAGAACTTGTGCGCAGTGGCTTTGATTGAAGGGCTCGACGTCCTAAATCCCACCGAGCCGGCATAGCGTGCATTTCACTCCCGTCTCAGCGACCGTGTGATTCAACCCTCTCCCGCTCGCATTTGTCTCGTTCGTCATCGATCATCAGCATTGCCTGCAATTCATCCGCCCGAATCTTGTCCAGTCCAATCCGAACGCCCAACTTCAACGCTGCCTGCAGGTCCAATGCGCGACGCAGGAGCATTCCAGCCTCGGAGGTCTTCGCGGCATCCAGTCGGTCCAGGGGGCAGTGGTCACACCGCCCCCCGTCGTCCGGTGCAGAGTGGCAGAGCTTCGGGTCGCACAGTTCATCCCGGCGCAGCGCCCAGTGAATGAGGAATCGCAGCGAGGGCCGTTCGGGCCACTCGCCGCTGGTCAGTTTGGGTCCCCGGTCTCCTGAAAGCTGGCATCGAGGGCGTCGATCGTGGCACGCACGGCCACGGCCTGGTGGATGATGGGCGGCTCGCCGGCGTAGCCGTCATTCGCGGTGACCAGTTTCTTGTACAGCGCACCTCCGGCGGCGAGATTCACTGTCAACTCCTGCCGGTTGTAGGGCAGATCGAGAACGCGGGCGAAGGCGCGCCGGTAGTCGAAGACGTCCTTCGCCGAGGGCATCCGCAACGTATGCTCGACCGTGCTGCCGATCACGCGCAACGTCACCCGGAAGGCGTCGCCCTCCTGCACCACGTCGTCCACATCACACTGGCCCAGCTGGTCGATCACCCGGCTGGCCTCGAATGGGTCGACGTCGGACCCCTCGCCCTGGCGAATCTTGGCGAGTAGGGCCGCGTCGGCGTCCTCACCGCCCGAGACGACAGTTTCCGAGACGCCCCGGCCCAACTGCTTGATCAGCACCTTCCGGCGCCGCTGGCGTTCAATCCATTCCTCGTCCGTCGGAAAGCGGACCCCGATCGTCTTCACTCCTTCCGGGGTACGGAGCTTCAGCGTGATCGGCCGCGACGCGTCAAAGACAGCATTGGTTTGTTCCATGAGAGTTCTCCTGAGGCAACTTGTGCGCAATTGCGCCGAAGTTCGCTATTCACCGATTGCGTCCACCCCGCACTTCGCCACCGCCGAGATGATCCCGTTGGCCTCGTCCCACATCGGCAGGCATTCCACGGCCACCGTGACGATCCCGTCGGTCTCACCCAACTCCGCCGTAGCGAAGCTCACCTTCGGCCATGTGATGGCCAGGGAGTTGTTCGCATCGTGGGTCAGCGACAGCACCGCCGCACCGCTCGTCTGCTGGCGCAGCTTGGTCAGTTCCGTCGAGCCGTTCTCGTAGCGCGCCGTGAAACGCAGCGTCGCCTGGCGGTTACCAAACTCCATCCGCCCGCGGATGGCGCCCGACGTTGCGTTGCCCGCCGTCTGGAAACCGGACCCCGGATAGAAGCCGCTGTCCAGCCGCACGTTGTTCTTCCAGCCCGCCTCCAGCGAAGCGATGTTCTTCGTCGTGACGTAGTTGACGCCGCTGATCGTCAGCACCATGGAAGCCGAGGGCAGCAGCTTTTCGAGTGTCGCCGCCGGAATCACAATGGCCGAGGGCTCGGCGAACTTGCCGGAGCCAACAAACTCGACCGTTAGCTTCGAGTTGGCGCGCCCGGGCCCCGAACCGATGGTCAGCGTCCAGCCCTCGACGACACAGCCCACCGCCATGCGGTCAAGCACCGCGCCGGCACCGGGCCGGATCTGCTCGGCAAAGCTGAAGTAGGGCAGTTCCGCCGAATCGCCCGAAGCCGGCATCAGCGGCGCACACGTGTAGGTGAAATTGGGCGCGGTGCCGGACTTCACCACTTTGCCGAGGCTGAAAGCCATGGCCCAGGCCGCGAACTCGGCGCTGAGATACTTCTCCAGCGTGCCGTTCACGTCCCAAGAGGTCTGGAAGGACTGGACGGCAAATTCGTGGCCCTTGCCGAACTCCTCGGCGTCGTTTTCGGTGTTCAGGCGCGGATTGGCGAGTTGGGCGTTCAGCTTCCGCAACTGCCACATCTGGGCGGCGGAGTTCGCCGTCGCGATGTCAGTCTGCTTCTGCTTTCCGAACGCGATCAGGATTTCTTGGAGTCTTGTCGTCGACATGGGTGGGATTCTCCGGGGGCGGACACTGGCTCCACCCAGCAATGATCAGGGGGACGATGACGGACGGCGTGGCCTCAACTTCCTGGGGCTCACCTGCGCCGTCGTTGCGCTTCAACCAGACTTTGTCAGTCATCACCGATTTCCGTGAAAGTGAGGGGCACCTCGAAGTAATCGAGGCCCTCGGCATCGGTCTGCCGCTGGATGAGCGGCAAATCCATGGGGTAACAGGAGGGATGGACCGTGGCGTTCAGCATCGGCACCCCCAAGGAGGCCGGCACGCCTTTCGTGATGAGGCGGAACAGCCGGTAGTAGAAGGTGGGCGGGTCGCCCGGCAGACTTTCGCCGGCGCGCAGGTAGAGCGTGACGCTGTGCTTCCAGACGTCCATGCCGCCGAAGCTGCCGGGCTGAGTGCCCTGCCAGGCGGCCATGACGGCCGGGGCGGGCATTTCGTGGATCGCGGCGAGGAGGCTTGATTTCTGCGGGAACTGGTCGTGGTAGGCGTAGATGCGCCGGTCGTCCCCATATACTTCAGCCACCAACTCCGGGATGTCGCGCAGGGTGGCGATCAGCCCGTCGATCAATTCAGCCGGGTCGATCACAATTGCTTGCCTCCGAGTTTGCGCTCAATCAGGAGGCGGGACTTCATCTCCTCCACGGTCCTCTGCGCTTTCTCCAGCACCGCCTGCCGGTTCAGGGGCGAGAAGACCATCCAGGGCTGGATGGCCTGGTTGGCGCGACCTTTGATGCGGTCCTTGCGGGTGGAGAGATTCGCCTTGGCTCGTCCCTCACTCACGGTTCGGACCTGGAAGTTCCGTAGGAGATCGCCGCTGAAGGAGAGGTTGCGGCGATTACTGCCGCCCTGCCTCGATTTCCACTTGGCATAGCGGACGGTGAGCGGCTTGGCCGCGGAGTCCTCCGGGCCCTGCGCGGCCGCAAGCCTGGTCTTCACCGCGTCAACCCCGGCAGTGCCGAGATCGTACATCTGACGCTGCTTGAAGTTCAGCAGGTCGAGCCGCAGTTGGCGCTTCTGGTAAACCCGGACGGTTGCCATCACTGCACCTTTCTGAGCCGCAAAACGGCGGCGCCGCTGGTATCGGCCTCAATGTAGAAGACCTTGTAGTGGACTTCGCCAATGTCCACAGCGTCGCCCCGCGCCGGCGGCGCCGGAAGATCCGCCAGTCGGACGAAGATCACCGAATAGACTCCCGGCGCTGAGTCCTCCGCCTCGCGCGCGGGCTGGAAGATGGCACGAATGTCCACCGTCCCGCCCGCCTGCGAGTGGTAAGCGACCTCGCAACCGAAGGCGTCGAGCACTCCGGCATTGAGGGCACCGGTCAGTTGTCCCCAGTGGTCCATCGGCTACGACTTCGTCCCCTTGACCAGCACCTCGGGCCGCAGACAAATCGGCAGCGGGTTCGACTGCGTGTGCAGGTCCGTCCCGCGCCCGAATTTCCGCGCTTCCTGCTTCGCATAGAGCGGCAGGCCCAGCGTGTTCGCCGTTTCATTGAAGTCCGCCGGCGCAAAGTGCGTCCGGAAGGTGTTCGCCGTGCCGAGCGGGAGGAAATGGGCCTCATCGTCCTCGATGAACTTCCGGATCGTGCCCGCCGCGTCGGTCGCCTGGCCCCGGTACTCCTCGAACGTGATCCCGCCGAAGGTGAAGCCGATCCGGTAGTCGTTGCCCAGCTGCTGGTTGCGCTGGAAATACATGAAGGCTTCCTTCACCTTCGAGTGCGTGGTGAGGGCGTCGTAAAAGCCCTGCGAGCACAGGCAGTGAATGCCGGTCATGAACTCGCCCTTGAGGTTGTCCTCGATGTGGCGCTTCACCTCGAGCACTTTCAGCAGCACCTCGGTCCCGGCGGTGCCGAGGGCGAAGTTGACCGTCTTCGGCGTGATGCTGAACTCGTCATACAGGTTGTACAGCACCGAGCCGTCGGCGTCGAGGATCACGCCCTTCAGCGCGCCCATGCGCAGGTACTCAAGTGTGATGGCGTGCTTGTTCCGCATGTTCTGGAGCTTCTGCGCCAGCAGCGCCGCCAGGGCCTCCATCTCGGTCTCGGAGCCGAAGGCGCGCAGGCCCTGCACTTCCTCGGGCAGCACCGCATCGTCGTGCGGGATGTGGGGGATCACGAACGAGCGCACCTTGCGCTTGCCCTGCGTCCCCTGGGTGCCTGGCGCACCCACCGGCATGGTGGGCAGCAGATTCAGCACGCCGCTCATCTCCTCGATGAGGATCGTGCGGGTGCGGACGCCGGTGGCCGGCATGAGGTTCAACTGCTCCAGCCGGCCATAGGTGTTCGGGATCTTGTTGATGGCCGCGGTGAGGGCGGCCATATTGAAAGCGTCATTGGAAAAAGGATTCAGCATCGGCATGGATCAGGCTCCTTCCCGGGCGAGGATGCCCAGGGTCTTGAGTTGCGCGAGGGCCACCGCTTTCTGCGGCGCGGTCACGCCGGACTTCCAGACCAGCGCGTTGCGCTGCACGATTGCCTGGCGGGCGATGACCACAGCCGCAGTGGCGGCGCCCGAGGCGTCGGTGTCGAAAGCGAGCACACCGGCGGCAAACTGCAGGCCATCGCTGGCAGCGGGATTGAATTCGCCGACCTCGTTCGAAGTGGCCACGCTGATGGTGAACGTGTCGCCGACCTCGAAGTCCGTGGCGCCGTCGGCGAGCGTCATGTTGAGGTGGTCGCCGGCGTAGGCCACCGCGACGGTCAGATCGGGAAGCGGCAGGCCGTGCGGATCGGCCACGGTGAACACGCCCGCGTTGGCCTGCTTCGTCTTGCAGGTCAGCACATAGTTGCCGGGCAGCGCGGCGGGGCCGAGCGTGACAGTGCTCATCACGCCGTTGCCGGTATTGCCGGCGCCCGCCGTCACGGTCACCGCCGGAGCTTTCCGGCCAACGATCGCACCGGTCACCAGGTTGCCCGCGCCGAGCACGACCTCGTCGCGGCTGTACAGATTGTCTTCCTCCCACTTGAGCCAGTCGCCCAGGCGGTTCGGTTGATTGAGCACAGGCATGGGTTACACGCCTCCTTTCGCGCCGAGCGAGGCGCAGGCTTTGACGACCGGGTTGTCGTCGAGGTTCTGGGTCACACCCGTCGAGGCCTCGGGCAGCACATGGGAGCGGATGTCCACCTGGCTGTCCTCGCCGGCGCGCAGCACCAGCAGTTCCTTGCGGGCCTCGACAGCGCTGATTCCACGAGCGATGAACTCGGTGGCCAGGGTGACGCGGCCCGCCAGATGACACAGTTCGACGATCTCGGCCGCTTCGTCGTAGCCGCGCTTGTGTGCACCGGCTTCGAGGGCGGCGAGATCGGGATTCGGGATGGCGGGCGGCGCGGTGGCCACCTGCGTGAGTTCGGACATGGGCTTACCTCCAGTCGTGGATGGAAATGGTGCGGACATCGTGGCGAGGGCCTGATGGAAGGTGCCGACGCGATCCGCGAAGCCGATGGCCACGGCGTCAGCGCCGCGGAAGATGCCAGCCTGCGTCCGGCGCACAGCCTGGGCGCTAACGCCTCGCTGGCGGGCGATGGCCTCGACGAACCGTGCATAGAGCAGGTCCACATCCGTGCGGAGCACGTCGTGGGCATCGTCGGACAGTGGTTCGTGCGGGTTGAAATCGTTCTTGCGGTCCCCGGCGAACACAGGGGTGTACTTGATGCCCTGCGCCTGGTCCCACAGGCTCTGATCGAGGTGCATGGCAATGACGCCGACCGAGCCGACCTGCGCGGTCTGGGTGAGCCAAACCTGCGAAGCCGCCGAAGCGATCAGATACCCCGCACTGAGCGCCAGGCTATCGGCACTGGCCCAGGCCGGTTTGATCTTGCCCGCCTCTTCTATCAGTGAGGCGAGGTCAAAGGCACCGTCGGCCTCCCCGCCGTAGCTGTCGACGCGCAGCAGGATGCCGCGAACGGCGGGGTCGGTGGCCGCCTCGATCACCTCGTTCGACAACTGCTCGTAGGAGGTGAGGCCCGATTGGGCATCCATGCCGGAGGCACGATTGACGAGACTGCCGGAGACCTCGATGACGGCGACACCGCTCTCGGTGACGGCATAGGAGCGCCGGCTGCGCTGTTCGGCCAGTAGGCTCGCGTCGACCATCGGGGGCTCCACCCCAAGCCGGGGCGCCAGGGCGGAGAGCACGACCGCCAGCTTCTGCTGGTCGATCATCAGGGGCGTGTTGAACACCCGTGCGGCGAGATGTGAAAAATTCTTCATGATTTCGGGTTTGGCTCCTTTCCCAGCTCTGCGGGAGGGTGTGGCTCCTCGCTCTCTGACTTCGGCTGGCCGCTGGAGTTGGTCTTCCGGGGATCGGAATCGAAGGTCAGCCCCAGCGCGTCGGCGCGGGCATTGTCGGCCGCCGCCTGGCGGTCGGTGTCTTCCTCGTCGTAGCCCATGTCGTTGATCACAGCGCTGCGGGGCTTGAAACCCGCGCGCACGGCCACCACCTCGGCGTTCATGTCCTTCAGCGGATCGACCCACGCCCAGGACGGCGGGCGCCACTCGACGTCGAGATAGGCTTCGCGGTTCTGCCGGTAGTCCCGCGCGCTGATCACACCGGCCAGCACGGCGGCCTCGATCCAGGCCCGCCACACCGGGCGGCAGAACTGGAACACCATCACCTGGTGCTGGAACTGCTCACAGCGGCGGCGGAATTCGAGCAGCCCGGCGCGGATCGAGGAGTAGTTGACGCGTTCGAGATCCCCGGTCAGTTGCTCGTAGGTGATCCCCAACCCGGCCGCAATCGCGCGCAGCTGGACGCGCATGAATTCCGAGAACATGCCGCCCACATCGCCGGGCTCTGAAAACTTCACGTCCTCACCCGGCAGCAGTTTCACCATCGAGCCGGGTTCGAGGCCCGCCAGCGGCGCGCCGGAGGCATCCTTCTGCTCTTCGCCGGGCTTGTTGCCGATCACCGGATCATCGGGGTTGTTTTCGATGATGAAGGCCGCAAACATCGCAGCCAGCTTTTTCCGCACCAGTTCCGCGTCGTCGTACTGGTCGAGCTCATGGAGCTTCACCAGCACCTGGGTGAGCCAGGGCTGGCCCCGATGCTGGCCCGGGCGCAGGGGCTTGTAGACATGCAGCACCGATTTCGACACCACGCGCGCCGTCTCCCCCGCCTGCGCGAACATCAACTTCTCGCCCGGATGCTCCCGGTAGAGGTGGTACGCCGCGCGCCGGCCAATCCGGTCAAACTCAATCCCAGCGCGGATCACATGGCCGTTCGGCAGATTCTCATTCCGGCCCGTGGGCAGGTGCTCGGCTTCGAGCAGCTGCAACTGGAGCGGCACGACCAGCCCGTCCTCCGGTCGCCGGGGCCGGACACGCACAATGCACTCGCCGGCCTCCATCGTCGAGCGGCAGACGAGCGCCTGGAGGCCATA